ATGGTGTAGCATTTGTGTTTTCAAGTAAATTAAAAATAGAAGCCATTACTTTATAATCGGTTATTTGTGCTTTGAAAAAATCATTAACGTTGTATGTGTCTTTGATTTCTTTAATTAAGTTATATTTTTCTCTTCTTAATTGGCTTTTATTTAATTTTCCGTGTGCTTCTAACAATGTATCAATTAACATTGTGGCTTTACTGTCTTTATTATACTTTTGTGTAGCTAATGTATGGTATATCTTATACTCCTTTAATAATTCAGTTTTAGAATTAAAATGCTTTTTTAAAAAGGATAATGCTTTTGGTTGGGTCCCCGCAATAGTATCAGAAGTTAACTGTCTAGTGAGGAGTTCAAACAAAATTCCAGTATTCTTGTACTTAGAATGTTTTACTTTCATATTTTATAAATTCGAATTTATCGTATATAAATATAAACCTATTCCTGAGGCTTAATGTTCTTTTCACTTAAAAGTCCATTATTGTCTTCTTCTTTAAGTATTTCCTTTTTATTTTTTAATTTTTGAAGGGATTTTTTAAGATTTCGAGCTTCAAATGTAGAAACTCTATTACCATCTGATGGTTTAGTTGGTTTATCTAGTGCTAATCCTTTTTTACCTAATGGATCTCTACTAAAATTACTTTTATCTGAACCATAATTTTGAGGTTTTTCTGTTGGGCGTCCGGGATC